GCTCCGTTTTCACCGATCCTGCCGGTCATCGACTGGCCGATATTCAGGCTTGCCAAAGTGTTGGCGATGCCGGACTGGTCCAGGCCATAGAGAATGTCACCGGAGAAGTTTTCAATATATACATCCTGGCTCGCCGCACCACCCGGTAGTGCCCCCGTGTCCCAATTGTCGGTATCCGACCAGTCCTTCGGCCCGCCGTTGGCGGTTGTTGCTGCACGGACAAACGTTTGATCATCGGCCGCACCGCCGCCCGTCTCTGTAGTTGTTGCCGCAACACTAAACGCGTCGCCAGCCGTATCTGCCGTCAAAATAACATCATCACCATCCGTTGTAGCTGTTATAGGTGTCAATAACGCGTTGGTTGACGCATTCCATGCCGCAGCAATCGTAGTTGCCACTTCAGATTTGGTTGTGGAACCAGCAACGGTACTCAACGCATAACTTGTTCCATCCCATCCGGTAACCGTGAGAATAAATATGTCGTCCGCTTCAACCGTGCCACCTACCGTAATTGTATCGACCTGAGCGACCGCCGTTGCATTACCTGTCCATCTTACATCTGCCATGATTAACTCCTAGAATATACCCAAAGCCGCGAACGGCCTTAATTTATACGTTTCAAACTCAAGAAAAACAGGATCATTTCCTTCGACCAGTTTTGCCCCTTCGCCGTCCAGCAATACCGGCTGGCTCAATGGATTCCCGTCTTTGTCTTTCAATATCTCGTAGTCTGTCGCTCCATCATCGTCCGTGCCGGATTTGACCCGAAACCCTTCGTCAAGGAACCGTTTTTTCCATCCCGATAACAGGTCATTTTCCGAATCGTACCTGATCTGTATTTCTATCGTTACTGACCAAAATGTCAACCCCGCTATTCTTGTTTCGTCTCCATCGAATACTTTGATTTTGCAGGTCCCAACAGGAAAGTCGTAAAATATATCAGAGTTGACAGCCCCTTTGTAGTCTGCAGCTAACAGGTGATCGAAGCTCTCCCAGTTGACCGCTATCCGCATGATCAGGTCATCGATCTCATCGGTGATCGGCGGGTCCGGCGATTCGCCTGACGAATTAGTTATTACATTGCCCTGGCTGTCTTTGTCGATTGCCTCGTTTGATGTTGCGAACCCCCAGCTGATCCGCGGCGGGATAGATAGCGGTTCCTGTTGCCTCGAATAGTTGACCGTTACCCGCCTGATGTTGCCCCCCATCCATGTTTGTGTTTTGTTGATAACATACATCCACGGGTCGAACGGGTGTGATTCCCACAGTAGCGGCACATATACACCGGTTACAGGGTCGATAACGCCCGGGTCAAGGCAAAGCGTTTGCTGCTCAACAGGGCCGGTGTTGTCATCAAACTGGACCTCAAATACCCGCGTAGCCTCGCCGGTAAAATCCAGCTCATCGACCGACTTACTCGATGGGTTTTCTCTTGTATTTTCCTTGACTTCTGTGATCATTTCATTGCAACCTCTACTAGTTGTGTTGTCACTCCCGGCGGTGTTGTGTCCTCTTTTCGTGTCAATGCTAAATGTACTCTCGACAGTAGCTTGTTTGTCTTTTTAGCTTCACTTGCGATAGTTGTTGTGTTTGTCTCTGTTTTATCTATCCGCTGGCCGGGCGTTGTCGTCAATAGTCTCGATTCGCGGAACGCCAGCTTTTGATCGACCGTCCCGCCTGCTTTTTTCTTTTCACTCGGGCCGCCTGATATGGTTGCACCCGATGCCAATTGCTCTAACCCTTTCTTGCTGAACTCACCGGCAACATCACCGGTTATTTTAGCGCTCAATTTTGTGCCGAACTCATTTTGCAGCTTGTCGATCTCGGCTGTCAGTGCCTTTTCTGTCCCGGACATTTGCCGTTTTACGATCTTCGGCATTTCTTTTAAGGTGCTTTCAAAGCCATCGAGCAATCCGGTCCATTTGAAATCGAACCCCTCCCCTTTGAAAAATGCCCATGTAGCTTTGAAGAAGTCTAAAATATTTTTACCCATGTTTATAAATATAGACTTTGTGCCGTTCCATATCGTAACAAAAACATCTTTCCAATTACGCGCAAACCATCCGAGTAAACTTGGTATTGTCGATCCGAATAATTGCTTGGTATCTTCCCAAAAACTGACCATCCCTAATGTTACCGACTTCCAGGCGATTTGCATGACAAGCCGCCAATTTTCAATAGTGACCATAATTATTTTGAAATTCTCTGTTATAGCTGGCAGGTGCTTTGCTATGGCTTCGCCGATCGATTCTTTGAAGTCGCCCCATGTGTTCGACAGTTGCATCATTTTTCCCGAAAACGTTTCGGTTTCGCCTTTGGCAAGCTCAAAGCCCTCGGCACCTTTTTTCAAAATCGTTTGAAACTGTTCCTGTTTTGACATGTTCGCGTCAAGCTGCACGCCATATCTGGAAAAGCTGGTCATGTTGCCCTGTGCCGCTTTTGCAACTAAAGTCATCGCCGCTTTCGTATCGATCCCCAAACTCTTAGAAAAACCGATCGCCGCCACTGTTGCCGATTTCAGGGCATCGCCTGACAGCCCGCCCATAGACGCTCCCAACGCTGCCAGCTCGATGGTTGCCTCGTCGCCGATAGTTGTCATATCCTGAATCGCAGACGCGAAACGTTGTATCTCTTCTGCCTGGCTTTCTTTGCCAAGATTTTCAAGTGCGTCTGTTAGTTTCTGGACCGCTCGTTCCTGTTCGCCAAACGCTTTGATCGAACCGCTGGTGAAATTTTTGATCGCGCGAACTCCCAGAAAAGTTGCACCTACGGCGGCGGCGGCCCTTAACGTCTTACCCAGCCCCATTGCGGATTTGCCGACCTTTTTGAAGTTCTTGGATGCCCTGTCTCTGGCACTGATAACTACATTTACGCTTGTTTTTGCCATTTTTTATACCAGTTTGAATTTTCTTTTCCAGTAAGATTGTTCCGCAAATATCATCCTGCAGCAGTCTGTAAATACTTTTGCCTGGTCCAACGCTCCGCCGCTGACCGGCGGTAATCCTTTTTCATACAGCTCTGCGTATTCTATTATCTCAATTACATCATCTGTTATATATTCCAGCGGACAACAGGTCAGCTCCAGATCGATGCTTTCGTCAATAATCGGTTCAATCACGGTCGGTTTATCTTTGCACTTTGCGGAGCCTCGACAATTAGAGCAGATGGCTCCATATTGGAGCCCGACTGCGACTCTAATTTTTTTTTATCATCCACCGTGACATTCTGGCTTACTACAGCCTGCATCAGCTCTGTCGCCTCGGTCATCGTTAAAATATCATCTAAAATACTTAGATCAAAAGGAATCTCATTGCCTTGCGGGTCGGTCAGGTTTTTCCACCCGATCAGGCTGATTTTTATAGCATCAAAAGCCAAATCGAGCATATCGGCCCCGCTATTTGCCGACTCAAATTCATCGCTTAGATTAGCGACCTGTTTCCATTTACGGCCGGTCAGGTACTGAAAAACAAAGGCTGGCTGGTCCGCCGGCTCTTTGTCTTTGTCGGTACTTAGCACAATGTCATAAGTAGAATCCGGGTTACATGTTAGGGGCATCTTTTGTCTCCCTGGGTTTCTTTTCGGTGCTTTTCAGATAAGCATCCTGTGTTTGTTTGTCCAGCGAATCCCAAAGCATCATTATCTCCTGATCGCTGGCTTTGAGCCATCCGCCCCTGTTAGCGCAGATAGCATCACGTATTTTTTTTACATTTGGTTTCATATTGCCACCTTTAACTTATAGTCATGGAATATTCATCGTCGCCGGTATTGATAGTGACGATATTAAACTGGCCGGTTACATCATCGATTGCAAATTTCTCGCGATCGCCTTCTTTGGCCTCGCGGTACTGGAATTTCGACCCTGCCAGCGTCATCGTGTCTGTTCCATCGGTTACAGCCAAACTGATCGCTACTTCCGTTCCCGCCAGCCATTTGCCATAGAGATCATAACCTGCGATCTTGTCGGTTTCCGGGTCAAGCGTCATCGTCGGGTCACGGTCCGTTATCGCATAATAGCTGATTCGTCCGTTATCCATCCGCGGAACCACCTCGTTGCCGACATCAAATTCAAAGGTCGAAATCTTGATCGATTCGCTGTCAAGGCTGAAAGCGTTTGAAGCTGCTCCCCACGGTAGCGGCTTAAGTACCGAATAAGCGACCGTTGGCAATGCCGCATCGATCGGGGCCTGCCATACGCCGGAAAACTCAAAATCGAACACCAGCCGGCCGCCGTCGGGAGCCAGCTTGAATGTTCCCATCGCACCGGCAAGCTGTTTTTTAACGCCATCTTCGTACGATGCAAGCGAAATCGTCTTTTGTGTCGCGTGTACCGATGTCGGCGTATATACTTCCAGGGTCTTTTCCTGGCCGCATGCCTGGAGCATTATGGCCAGTGCCGGGTCCATCCCCTGGCTGCCGTCACCTCTCAACTCCATCTTGAACTTACACGACCCTGCGGCGGTCCCTTCCAACACGCCCGGCGATGTGTGGCCCAGAACTTTACCTGACAGTTTCCGTTCGACAAACGGGTCCTCCGGGTCCATTGTTAGATCGTAAACTAAAGCGTCGGTGTCTGCAGCGACCAGTGTCCCTTTGGTCGTCTCGATTTTAACCTGCAGAACCCGCTTCCGTTTCAAAAGTGGTGCTGACAAAGCCATGATTATATCTCCTATTTATTTTATGCTTTTGTGTAGGGGTCCTCGACATTGACCCTGTATGTAATATCAACTTCTAACATTACGCCGCTGAAAAACTCATTTTCTACAAGCGGCAATCTATCGACGATCTCTGTATAGATCGCGTAACTGTTCCGCGTTATATCTTCCATCAGTTTCTTTTCCAAGTCCGCCGCGACTTTGTTGTTCTTGGTATCGATAGAATCTGATGCTGTGTCACTTTGTACTGTAATCGCCATCAGAAAGAATCCCTGGACGATCTCTTTTACGCCATTAGCTCCGAGTAGATCGGTTCTGCTTTTTTCCGCGCCCTGGACGATCAAGACATCCTGGTCCTTCCATGTCTCGTTTCCAAACAAAACGCGCTTTGGCCTCCTGGCAACCAGCGTATATTCAAAGCCGTTGCCGGTAGTTATCAGGTCGATCTTTGTAGCTATGTCGGCCGCTATATTTTCAATGACTGGCGTTGCCATATCACCCGGCCCCTTTCATCTTTTGTTTTTCTAATACCAAATTGAGCTGGTTGTCGATCTCTTTTGGCAGTTTTTCTTCCGCTCGCTTTATGGCGTTCTTTAATATGTTAGTTGATCCGGCAAATACATGCAATATCGACGGGCCAAATAATTCCTGAATTGGGAATCGACTCTCACGCTTGCGGATAAATACTCCGATATGTCCTGTCCCGCGTGTTATATCAGTGACCGCCCGGCCGCCCTTAACCTCACCGATAAAGGCATCTTTTATAGTTTTTCTTCCTTTTCCCAGATCGTACGATACGCCAGCTTTTTTCCGTTTTGCTCCAGATTCTTTTTCAGCTTTTGTTTGTCTGCTATATACCTGTTTAGGTTTGAACCGGCTCAATGGAATCCTTCTTTTTGAAGTCTCTATGATTGACTCGAGATTTGTGTTTGTGGCTCGGCTCTGTATTAATGGCCTTCGCCTGTTTCCTTTTTGAAATAAGTCTTTTTGTTTTAAGCCGGTATTTCTCGCAATAGCTCGCACCGACTGGACCCTTGCCGCATCCGATGTTTTGTTAATCGCTCTTTGCAGAACCATCGGGGCCTTTCTGGGAAATCGCTTCAACATCAGATCGACTTTCCGCATATCTTTTTTATCAACTGTTATGCTTGCATCAGCCATTTGCAATCCCTAACATTATCATTCCGACATCCTGGCTCCCTATTTTTACCATGCTGAATTTTTCTGCAACCTGTCCGATCCTCATCGGCAGTTCGATCAGGTCGCCGCCGGTGTCGATCTCGCTGGACGATATGCCGATGGTCGAATCGTTTGCGACCCACAAAACCAGCCTCGGTGAATATCCGTGCGGCATACCCTCGAGTTTTTCCGACGGCTCCCTGTCCACAATGGCATTTATCGACCGTGACCCGCCGCCTCTTGGCCAGTATGTCACCGGCTCGGCAAAGCTGTCAAGCTGCTCGATCGCCATATAGTCCAGGTCAGCATCGATTTCGTTTGTCGAATCTTCGCTTAGTGTAATATTGACAGCCACGCCCGGCGTTGAACTGAGCCCCGCACCGTCCACCGAGTAAACGGTAAATATATACGGCACATCGTTGTCCAGCGATGATACCGTGACATCGCCGTCACCGCTTCGGTTTCCGCCTGCCAGCCATGCGGTATCGCTCGAAGCCTTGTACACCACGTAATTCGTGACCCCCGCGTCGCCGTCAATTGTCAGCGTGACACTATTTGCACCTGTGGCCGTTGTAAATGTCGGCGGGTCCGGCTCTGTGCCGGCGTTCAGCGTTCCTGTAAGCGAATCGCCTTCGATGCCGTAATCAACGCCCAACGCGACATCGCCAACGGCGGGAAAAACCGCCCCATATAAATATCCAACTGTCTGGACCATTATGCCTGCACCTCTTTCGCAATCAAGTCAGATGTGGTTGTAACAGCCGTACCGTCCGGCTTGGATAGGTCTTTAGTTTCCAAAACAGTCGCGGTCCCGGCTTTCTTGTAAATCACCTGTCCTTGGGCCGGGTCTGTTGTTAAATCAATCTCTTTGTCGGGATACAAAATATCATCCGCGGTTGTTGATAATATCTCCATTACATTAACACGGAACCCTGTCGGGTCTGCCTGTGATTGGGTCTCCCACTCATTGACAATAGCCGCTGCCGTAGGTGGTTCAGTGACCATATCTGTATTAGTAGTACACGTACCAACCAAAGTAACACCTGCGATTGTATCTGTTACAACTACGTAATCGGCTGCCGGCAATGTCCTGGCCTCGAATTCCGCGACGGTTGGAATATCGGCTATGTCGGCGGATATACTAGCCCCAACAGCCGCTCCTAACACCGAAGCCAATGCGGCATTATCTGTGCCCCTCATGTCTGTATTAGTTGTGCAGGTCCCCACCGTTTGGCTTGCCATCGCCGTGTCCAGATCAAAAGCGTGCATGGCAGAGGCATTACCATAGGTTTCAACTTTAATTACTTTATCTAAAAATACTTTAGTTACAGCATCAACCAACTTTATAAGTGCAACTTTCCCAGTGCTTTCACTTGCGGATAAGGTAACTTTATAGGTTCCAGAGCCTGCTGGAGCAGCTACTGCAATATTATCCGAGTTGCTATAAGCACCACCATCAGTTGACACTTGGCAGTCAGAAGCAGCAGGAGTCCAATCAGTTCTCAGATCTACACCATCAACTTCAAATAGTTCAAAGTACACATCTTTAGTCGCACCATATTTGCATTGCTCAACTTGCATCTATGCACTCTCCCTCCTGCGTCGTAAAATTGGTATTCCGCTACTTCCAGGAGAAGCAGCCGCCCACAACTCTATTGGTTCACGGTCAAACATTTGATATGGATTTATATATAGAGACTGGATTTCAGAGGCAGATAATGCGCGGGTAAAATATAAAACATAATCTATATTAACCCCATCACATGGGTATTGGGCAAACCCTGGATTTATACCAAAAGTTAAATCTTTTGTTTGGTCTGTTGGGGCAGCAGTACTTCCAGTATCACCAACCTTATTACCATCATAATACACCTCTGACCACTCTCCCACATTATGAGATATAGCATAACTGGCCCATACATCTATAAAACTGGTATCTGCTACATGTACATGCGAAGGGCCGTAACCAGCATTGAACACCATGCGATTGTCGGCTTCTCTATTAAAATGTATATAAAAATTATTCCCATACCAAGTTGATTTTGAAACATAAACCTGATTTTCTGTAGTGGTTGTTCTTTTTACACGACAAATAATTGTATAGGAATCATTTTGTAATGACAGGTCATTCCCACAATTTACCCCATCGCCTACTGCACCCCCATATAATACAGGACCTCTATCGCCAGCCTGCCACGATAAATCAGTAACAATTCCGCTATTCCCATTCCCACTCAAATCACAAACTTTGCTTCCACTACCCTCGTTCATCAGCCAGCATCCAACTAGACCTTGAACCAATGGATGACTTGGATTAAGTTGTACACCTAATTGAGGTTTAAGATTCATCTTCTTAGCTCGCTACTGGTATAGTCGCATATTTAATATCTGTTTGAACCGTTACCGAAGAACTTCCTGTAGTGTTTTCCCACTCCAGATAAACTTTGAACTTTTGAACTTGAGCAGCACTCAGGAAAAATGTTCGCCTGTTTGTGTTGTTCTGCGTAAACGGCATTTCAAATCCCCACGACGGGTCACCTGTCGATGGAACTTCATAGCTTCCATCTCCGGTTTCTCTGGCAATGTAAACATTAGGCCCCCCGTCAGCCTTTGC